TGTTTGGGTAAACTTGTAACTCAATGCAAGTATTAAGTTCAATCATTTTTAACCATATATCATTACTTATATCTTTTCTTTCTTCTGGCTTTATGTATTGTTCAATAGTTTCGTAATAATCCTTATGGTTATTGGCGGTAATAGAAACGCTACATTTTGCTTCTTTAATTAATTCTTTTAATCTGCTCATAATTTTGTTTTTATCTATTCGTTACTAATCTTATATTTTAACGTTGTGATGCAATTAAAAAAGCACATAACACGTAATAAAATTAATAACTAATCTTTTGCTGTTAAGTAAATGTATCTACCAGTCCAAAAAATAGCTAACCCTATCCAAAACCAAGGAAAGTATTTTCCTGTGCTTATATTTGCCATTATTAAACATCCGTAAATCCCTGTAAACGCTATTATTTTTGCTTCTTTCATATCTATTTATTTTTGTGTTATTATTCCGCAACTAACCTTAACCATTTCCGTTACCCCTTTTTATTTAGTTGATCTTTAAATATTAAAAAGCTAAAAAAAAGCTCTACTAACATTAAGCATATTACTAAAGATTGCCTGGCATAGTTTTGAAATATCTGCAACTCTAATAGTAAACTGGTACAAAATAAAACTGCAAATGATATTAGTATAATTAGGTATAATTTAAAATCTTCCATTGATAATTTTTTGTTTTAAATACTTATTTAAAATTGTGTTAATTGTAGATTCTAAAAGAGAGATAGTATGCTCACTTTCTAGTTGTTTTTTTATACTTGGCACTGTATTATTATGCATTGTTGTAAAAGCATGTATTACTGCTACTGTTTTTTTATCTTGTATGCTATCCATTTTTAAGTGTTTTTAAATATCTTGTTTTTTGATTGTGAAACGAACTGTAAGAGGTGTATTTTTCTACACCAAATATTTTAAAATGAAGAAAATTAACAATATCAAATGCTGCTTTGTAATTTTTGCAAAGAGGTAAAATTTTAAACCAATACTCAAAAAAGCCTTTATGGGTTCCAATTTTTTGTGCCAGCTTAAATATATAAGCATCTAAAGCATTTACAAATTGTTGATGTGTTTGTTGCATTTGAATTTTAGGGTTTTAAAAGGTAATTTCTACACTTGGATCGTTATATTTACTTTGATTACTTTCTGTTTCTTCAGACAAAGTGCCAGCCAATGCCATAATAGAAGCAATAATACCATCTATTCTTTTGGTAGATCTAGATTTGTCTATTCTTACATTTTCATTGGTGTCATAAATAGGCACACATCCTGAAAGCATCCATTTTAAAATGGGGTTGTTTCCTGTTCTAAGTTTTGCAGATCTAATTAAGCGTTCAAACTCCTTGGTTGGACTTGTATAATTCATTAAAGTTTGTGTAAATGGAGAAAGTTCTACCCCAGCTTCTAGTAACGGGGTTATTAAACCTGCTGAAAACTTTCTATCATATTCTACATGAGATGTTTTACGTTCTGACGTTATTTCTACTACTTTATTAAACACAACATTGTAGTCTACCATATTACCAGGAGTGGCAATTAAAAAGGTATCTTTAGGATGTTTTGCATTGTCTCTTTTTAAGTTGGCCCAATATTTATAAGGCACCCTATCTTCTTTGCTTCTTTTTTCTATAGTATCTAACGGACAAAAACACCAAACATCTAAATCTCTAAAACCTTCTTCGTCTGGTTCAGAAATAACTGCAAAAGCCGTTAAATCTGTAGTAGAGCTTAAATCTAATGCTCCACAATTGCCTAATCTTGCAAAATTTTCATATTGTATAGGCTTCATACAAGCATTCCAATACTGAGTTTCTATCCAAACTTCTGGGGTATCTACCCACATATTTAAATGTTTTGTTTGAAAGTTGGGTATTTTACTGGGCTGATTGACTGTTTTTTGATATTCTTTTAGCAAAAAATCCATAGAAACTGTTACTCCTAAGTTTGGATTAGCCTTAATCCAATTTACTGGGTCTTGCCAGTCGTCTGATTCGTCTAAATCATGAATCATAATTAAAAATGTGTCATCTTCTGCTACGCCTTCTAATATATTAATGCAGCTATCTTCAAAATTTTTACAAACACCATGCACATTTGTTCCTGCGGTAGTTATAGTAGTTGTTAATGGTTGCAATCTTGACGCTGAAGAAGATTCCAGATTTTCTTTTACGGAATCATCTTTGTGTGCATGGTATTCATCTAACGTAGATTTATGACTGTTAATACCATCTTGTGTTTTTGAATCTCCTCCTAGAGGCTTCATAAAAGCTTTCTTTGGTAAAAATTTTATTTCTTTTTGATAGGTCCTAAAGCCTAAATGCCTTAAAACTGGGATTGCATTTACAAAATCTGCTGCCTGGTTAAAACATAATTTTGCCTGATCTTCTTTAGTTGCTCCAATATAAACTTCTGCTCCTTCTTCATTGTCAAAAGACATGATATACAAACCATCTCCTGCTTCTTCTGCTGTTTTGCCATTTTTTTTACCAATTTTTACATAGACATTTCTGATTAACCGGATAGTTTCTCCAGTTTCATTTTTTGTTTGCCATGCATAAGTATTGTAAAACCGAAATTGTTGAAAAGGAGATAATATAAATGGTAGACCCGCAGACTTCCCTTTGGTATGTTTTAGTATTTTTTCAAAAAAACGAATAACTGCAAAACCTTTTTTATGATCTAGCCAGTAGCCTTTTTTATCTGCTGATTCTATTAATTTATAAAACCGATCTACTGCTTGTTTTATACGCAAACCTGTGACTATTTTTCCAGACTTTACATCTGCTGCGTATGTAAATGGTATTGAGTTTTGTATTTCGGTAGGGATGTTCATTAATTTTATAAAATTATTTTAGAGTTTTTTAATTTGTTGATATTTAAGGTTTTGAACACTTTAGTGTGTTATATAAGGAGTTCTAACAAATGCTATTCTCTTTATGTAGTATGCACTTGTAAGAACACTGTAAATAAAATATACTATCTTTTCTCTAACTGTTCGCTTATTGGTAAAGGGTACACCATAAACTCACTAAAGGTTTCTGTTTGCCTATCTTCGTCAGAATAACCACTCAAACCAACTTCCATATATTTACCGTGTTTAAACGGTCTTATAAAGGTTATTTCGTGAATACAATCTTTTCTCTCGTTTAGGTTTGTGTGGTTTTCTATCTCAGAAACTAAGTCACCTACTGTCATTTTTTTTACATCTATTGCCATAATTCAAAGTTTATTTATTATTTGTTCGTACTATTTTATTTACAATTCCGTTATGCCCCATTAGTCAATGCTTCATCTTTCATCTTACTTACAAATTCACCAAAATGAAAAACGTAAGCAGGGCTAAATCCGTGCATTCTTAATGGGTGTTCAGAGTTCATTATTACATCAATTTCACTTTTAGGCATTATGTTTTCCTTTTGCTTTTCGCTTAACTTTAAGTCGGTTAAATATTTATGAAATTCCGTGTTTAACTCATCGCATTTTTCGTTACTAATTTCAATGTCTTTGTATTGTTTGCGAAGAAAGTACCTAAACAAATTAACGGGGCATAACACCGTGTATAATTTAGGCTTACTCTCTGTCTGTTTACTATCTAATTGCTTATTCATAAGTTTGTTTTTTATCTGTTAGTATTTGTCTTAATTCACGCCCGAAATCATACACAACTCCGTTATGCACAAGTTGAGAAAACCGAATGAAAGCGCAAATTGAGAAGTATAAAGTAAACGGTAAAGTTTACGCTTGGACTTATAAAGACAATAACCGAAATTACCCAGGATGGAATTTTACGGTTGACTTAAAAGCGAGTGAAAGTCTCTCTGAATTATTGAATTTAATGTCTGATTGTGAATGGTCGACTAAAAAGAAAATAACGACAGAATTGCCAACTCAAGCGCAACTGGACGTGCCGAATAACCAAAACGGAATTGCTAGATGGAAATCTAAACCGAATTTGACTCTGAATTGCAAAACATCTGAATCGGAAAATCATTGGCTGATTAATGAACGTGATAATGGAATTGAAATTCAGTTCGGAAAAGAAAAATTGACTGAATTACAAAATGCAATAAAGGGAATTCCAAAAGGGAATGGAGATTTTGCAATTTCTGACCAAAACGAGGAGAACATTTTATACTTCTGGTGGAATTTAGAAAATTAAAAAACCAGTGCATAACAATGGCTATAATTCATTGTGGTTTTGTGCCACACCAAAATAAAAGTATTAATCAACGGCTGATTTCTAAGCGGAATAATCCCGCGGATGATTCCACAACGAAATCATAGCCGAGACCGTTGTACACCATTTGAGAAAAGCATTTTACATATCATTAATATTCGGATTTCTAATCAGCTGT